CCGATCGATTTCCACTATACGTTCAAGAAAAGGTTATAAATAGCCTTTTTGGAGAACGTACAGCAAAAGCCTGATCCGCTGTACTAGTTGATAAGGATTTTGGATTTCAAAATAATATCTACAGATATAAGGTAGGTCAACCAATGGGAGCTTATTCATCATGAGCTGCCTTTGCTTTGACTCACCATTATGCAGTCCAATGGGCTGCTTATAAATGTGGATATAAGAATTTTGAAGACTATATACTTCTTGGCGATGACATTGTAATTAAGAATGACAATGTAGCCACAAAGTATATGGGTCTAATGGCCCGTTGGGGTGTAGAAGTCTCTTTAAACAAAACTCATGTGTCACCACATACATATGAATTTGCAAAGAGATGAATACACCACGGACAGGAAATTAGTCCATTACCTGTAAAAGGTATTATGAATCATTTTAACGAACCGAAAACAGTGATGTATTCCGTGTTCGAGTGATCCAGAAAGACCTCTTTTCAACTATGAGACAACGCTTACATAGTAGTGAAGGAATCATATAAAGGATTGTTTGTTGCCAAACAATGATGCACTGAAGAGTTAATGCATAAACGTTTATATGATTATTGAATTGGTTGTTCATTCATCAATGGCCTTTTTGAAGAAAAGCCAGAAGACCTACGTCAATGATTTATCAAAGACAGAGGTTGAGATGAATGAAATGTTCCTAACAGTGACGAAATCCTTGATTTTACTCGTAGAGTCACCGATAAAGCGTTAGGAACGTTGGTAGAGAGGACAAGTCATAAGATTAACGATATGTTTCCAAAACTCTTGAAGGAGTTCTGGCCTCATATTGAAACTCGAAATGAATTGGCTTTTCACCCATTAATTCACGCACTACGTAACACAACAGAAGCGTTAAGATCTCTCCTTGAACGTTATGATTATAACAGACAGGATGTACCTTTTCGAGACTTATTGCGATCTCTTGTTATCCCCGGTGTTTCAGAAATTGTGCATCTGAAACGCCAGATAAGAAGAGAGGTAGTGGGAATTGATCGCATTTGGAAATTAGTAAAAGCTAATACCCTATCACCTCCTTTAATGATAGGTAAGTATACAGCTTGACCTGATAATCCAAGTGAAATATTTATAGGTTTGAGCGTGACCACTAGATTAGTGGAATCTCTCAATCTTTGATGCTCTGGTAATGTTCAAG